CAGTATCTACACCAGACTCATCATTAAATTCATCTACAACACCATCTACTAGATTAAAAATAGTAAGTCCATCACTTACTGCCATTTTAAAACCTAAGACACCAATGTTAAATGCATTTGCACTAATTTGATTTGCATCTAATCCAGCAATTTTAGATTCTGTAATACCAGCAGTTGGACTAATGTCTGCATCTTTTATTTCTGAGTCTTTTATGTTTGAAGATTTTATTGTTGTTAAAGGCATCTCTATCTCTGATATCTTGCAACCACAACATCTCCATCAGATAAAGCAGATGCAAAAGTTACTGTATTACCACTTATAGAATAAGCAGATGTTGGGATTTGACAAACACCATTGATAAAAATAAATACATCATTTGCAAGAACACTATGTGATAATGACATAGTAGTTGTTGAACCACCACTTACTGTGAGTGTATCTAATTGAAAACCAGTACCTCTTCTTACTGATGTTTTGATTCCTAAATCTCTAACTTCTATTTCTGCTGATGCAGAGGGTGCTGATGTAAATGTAACAGTTGCACCAGAAGTAGAGTAGTTTGTTCCAGGCTTTTGAACTAGACCATCAATTGTTACAATTAAAGAATTTGCAGATGAAATAGTTGATGATGTAACAAATGCAGTTGTTGAACCATCACCAGTAAACGCATCTAATGTAAATGTTTTAAGAGTATCATCTAATAATGATGCAGTGATTGAACCAGCTGCAATTGCAGTTTTTTCTGTACCTGGCCCTAAACCTTTATGTATGATATAAATTTCATCACTTGATGCTAGTGCTTCTGAAAATTCTAAAATCTTTGGAAGTCCGTTTGCATCATCTTTGATGAAGTATGCAACATCTGGTTCTTGTCTAATATTGTTTACAAATACTTCTACATTTGATGCATTTAAGCCAGGAATCTCTCTTGAAAGAACAAGTGAGTTTGCAATACTATTATTTGTTCCAGTATCAGAACCTAGAAAATCTTCTTTTGCAAATGAATTGACTGGAACATTTAAAAATGGTTTACCTATGTAAGATGTCATTTACAAACTCCATTAAGTTACATCTTCAAGAATTGATGCAACTATATCTAATGTAGCTGCACTACCATAAACTAAAACTTTATCGTCATTATTTAAAACTACTTTTTGTCCAGATACAATTTTAAGAGTTGATTGTGGTGGAATAGGTGCATCTTTTACGATATGAAATGCTTTATAAATTACTATCGTACCAGCTGCAGTTCCATTTGATGCACTTGAGTTTTGTGCATATGTAAATGTGTTTGCACCAGTTCTTGTAATCTTGTATATTCCATTAACATAATTTGTTGATGAACCAGTTACATTAACATACATACCAGTTTGTAAACCATGAGCACCAGAACAAGTTACTGTTGCAGTATCACTTAATGATACCACACTTGTTATCGTTCCTAATGTTGCACTAGTATCTTGAATATATGCAGTTACTGTTATTGCAGTATCACCAGTATTAGCTGCATCTAACTCAATAAGAATTGAATTTACTCCAGAACCATTATTTGCAGTGTAAACTGTTTGTGGGCCAGTCAATGAATCACTTGCACTTGACTGATAAAATTCTCCAGCAGATGTTACACTTGTAAATGAATTTTTAAAATTATTTGCCATTTGTTATCTCTCTATTATTTATCCAAGTGCAACTGCAACGGCAATCGCAAAACCTTGTGTTGTTGCAGCAGATGATTGAGAAGTTCCATCTGCAAAAGTCAAAGAACCAGAACTTAATGTTAAACCAGCTGCATTGTTAGTTCCATTTAAATTTACTGTTCCAGTAAAAGTTTCAGTTCCACTATGTGAGTTATTACCAGAAAAACTTATATTATTTGCTGGATTGAATAATGCACTATTCAATGCAACGACTGCTTCAACAATATCAGTAGCAGAAGCAATAGTTCCAGATGCACCAGTGATACTTGCAATATCACCAACATCTGCACTTAAAGAATTAAATGTTGTTCTGAATGTTTCAAAAGTATTTGAACTTGCAACACTTCTATCAGCCATTTTGTTTTCCTACTAGTTTTAATAACAAACTTTTCATTTCGTGCATTTCACTTTTTATACTATTTATCTCTCTCACTGCATCTCTAAGTTGGTCTCTTTGTCTTTGTGCTTCAAATCTGATTTTAATTCTTTTTTCATATGCAAGAGTATCTGTATTAATAACTGCACCAGTATCTAAATTTTTTACAAGATTATCTCTGTCTTTTATTTTGACTACACTCATTATACTGTCGCAATCGCTCTTAATCTTTTTATAACTGGTGGTCTAGATGAATCGGTTGACTGTAATCTAATCTTAATTTGAAAACTAATAAATTCTTGTAAGTCTTTTGCACTATATTCGTGTTCAATAAAGTCATCTCTTGTAGATGATGTATTTGTTGTTACATCAGTAGTACCAGTTGTATTAAAGAATGTATAACCTAAATCATTAAAATCTGATGAGTCATCTGAACGCAATGTTTTAAACATAACTTGTATTTCAGAGTTAGGTAATCTTACTGCATCAAACTTAACATTAAGTTGTGTAGCTGGTGAATTTAAAACTATTTGTTTTGTTAAATAAATTGCATTTGTATTATCACCCTCTGATTCTGTTGGGTCAATAAAATCTGATGTTGGATACACATCAGATGCAGAATCTATATTATCAATTCTATTACCGATTGCAAAAATTGAACCTCTATCTAAATCTAATACTGGTGATAGATTATCAAACTCACTTGTAAATGCAAGAGTAAGTTGAAAAGATTTTGCAGAGGACATTTCATTAGTTTCATTAACAGATGATGCAATCATTCTTGGTGTTTCAAAGAATATATTTTCGTTAATACCAAAACTTTCTGGTGCTGTTGCAAGAGTAAATGATGTTTGTGAACCATCTACAGATGTTCCACTTGTAGTTTTTAATGTTGAACTTATTGTTGTATTAGGATACTCAACAGTATTTAACGAAATCTTTGCAACATCCATCATTGCGTTTTCAGTTGCAACGATAGAAGAACCACCAACCTTTGCTGTACTTGTTGCACTTGTACTTGTGGTTATAGTATAACTATCTAATTGTATATTTGCGATTGCAGTGTGAGTTTTATTTATTTCAGTTAAAGGTATTCCAGCAACTTGATATAACTCTACTGAAGCACCACTCAAATGTAAAGAGTCTGCACCTTCTACTCCTCTTGTTAATGAAGATACTGTTGTACCAGATATTGTTCCAGATACAACTTCTGCAACTTGAGGGTCTCCATTTGTATCATTAGGTCTTGTTATTTTTAAATGAACAGTTCCACTGCCTGGAAAACCAGTCGAACTTGTAAGAGTTAATGATGTTGCAGCTGCATTTAGTTGTGCAGACAATGTTGTGGATATACCAGATGTTGCACCACTGATAGTAACATTATTATTAGTCGTATGCATCGCATGGTCTGGGTGAAATATTTTAACAGTAGTAGAAGTATTAAGAGTTTCTATCGCATTATTTCTTAATGTTTGGGTTGGTACTGGTTCATTTTCTAACTCAATATTACCAGACGATGTTGTGGTAAATTTTGCACGATACAAATTAAACTTCATATCTTGGAATTGAAAACCAGTATATGTTGAGTCGTTTTGTGATTTAAATAATGCACCTAAAAATGGTTGGTCATTTACTAATCTACTTCCACCTACATCAAGTTCACCCATCTGAGATATCCATTGTAAATAATTTTTACTATCTGCAAGTAGTACGAAACAATACTCTCTGTTTTCTTGTAAATAAATTGGTGCATCAAATGTAAAAGTTGTTACAGCTGTTGCATCTTCGGAAACATTTACATCATCTGGTTGTAATGTTTTTCTTCCGAATGGTAAAACTTTTTTAGTTGGATATCCGTTTTCCATTTCTCTTATTTCAACAGTTATTGGAACATCATTATCTTTCTTTTGAAAAAATAAATCTAACTTAGTAATAAATGCACCACCTATTTCTTGAACTCCAAATGATTGTGCAAGTGGGTCTCTACCGATTCTCCATTGTCTAACAATTCTATCGCTTTGAACTCTTCTATCGTCTTCAACATTTTCTGTAACCACTTCACCATTTCTTGTTCTCGTAACAGTTTCTTGTACAGTATTTAAAATACCTCTTGCACGATAAATTGATTGTGCAAAAGTTTTTACATTTTCTATAGCATTAGTTTCACTTGATGATAATCTAAATACTCTCTCTCCAGTTAAGAAAGATGGGTTACCATTAATTGTTGGGTCTGGAATACTAAATATACCTCTTATAGAACCAGTTGGGCCAGTTACAAATTGTTTTACATCTTCACTACCAGGCAACACTTTTTGCACAGTTCCACTTGATGGAGTAACAGTTCTAGGGCCATTAAATAAATTAAATATAATTTTTGAACTACTATCTCTTGTTTCTGGAACAGTAGCAGATAGTGGTGGACTTTCAGTTCTAAGTGCGTTCATAGGATTTACAAAGTTTTTAAATGACTCAACTGTTGTATTTTGCGAATTATCAATTAGTGTTCCACTTTGGTCAAAGAATTGAACACTAAATAATCTGTTAGTACCAAAAGTATTACAATCCTCACCAATATGTTCACCTACATCAATTTTGATAAATGTTTCACCCTCACTATTTGGTGTGATAGATAATCCAGTATAAGAATATGTTGTATTGGATGCAGCCGTAACTGTTTTTTGTCCGTGAGATGTATACACACCATTTGCAGTGCTACTAGAGAAAAGTTCTACTATCATATCAATAGCTGCATTATTATCTATTTTAAAATCAACTCTTGATATACTTGTATAATTACCAGCAGTTGAAGGTAAAGCCACACTTGTCGCAGTACCATTTATAGAACCACCATCTATGTCAACAAAATTTGTTACAGCAGTTTTATCAAAGAAAGGATAAACTCTCATCTTTGGATACATACCATCAACTTTAAAAGTAACATTTCTTGCACGAATAAATGGTATTAAATCTTGTCTTATTAATTCACTACCTATAACCTCGTCAACTAAAACCTCTCTTACGAAAGTTCTCGCACCACTTCTAACTTGGTCTTGAGTTGTTCTTTCCACTCTTTGTCCAGTTCTACCTCTTGTTCTGTTAAATTGTGTTGACCCACTCCATGTAGTCTCCCAAGCGTTCCAAACAGTTCCTAATGCATTTCTTTCATTTGCAGCTTGTTCAATCTGATTAAAGTTACCCTCTAAATTAAGTATGATAGCTGGTAATCTATTAACCTCAAACCACTCATCACCAGATGGGTCAAGTTTCATATCACCTACCCATTGATAAAACAACATAGTATTTACATTTTCAATTCTTGTTGCATAAGGTTGTTCAATAACGACCTCGTGAGTGTAAGGTAGTGTTATTAAATCACCAGTTCTTGCATAGTTATTATTTGCTCTTAAAGTATCTGTATCATTTTTTTCAAGAATAGAAATACCTTTTTGTACATAAGATGGTCTTAGTTCTCCATTTTCATAATCTATCGCACAGTTATAATCAGAGTGAGATGTAAAACCAGTTTTATGTCCAGAAAAATTATCAACAACAAAACCAGTTTTAAATCTGTCTAAACCAGCTGCATCTAATATTTGTAATGTTTCTGCTTCTTGTTCTAATAAATTAAGAGTTGTAAAATCTTCTATTCTTTCTATTCTATCTTCTAACTTACCAATATCTCTCATAGTGTATCGTCTATTTCTTTCTTTAACTATGAAAACATCTTTTACATCCTTAACAAAAGGCGGCATATTAATTTCTGCAATTTTCATATGTTCATTGTCAGATAAAGCTGATGGTAGTTGAACAATAGATTCCTCTTCTGGAACACCTTTTTTAATTTTGAATTGTCCAGTATATTCTAAAAATAATATATCTCTTCTTGCAAGATGAAAATCTAAATCACATTGAAAATTAGAATTATCTTTAGGAATATTAACTACTGACGAACCAGTTCCAGTGAATGTTCTTGAATTGAAATCAAATGATGCAGAAGTAACCTTATCTATTGACTCACCTTGTCTCGTTGAAGTTGTTATCGTAGCATCTGCAACTTTTGGTCTAAAATCAACACAATCATGGAGTTTGAAAAACCCACTTGGTTTTCTTTGAGTTGGGTCGATTCTAGTTGCAACAAAATCTGGAATATCTTTATAATCAATACCAGAGTAAGAATCTACTGTAAAGAACTCACCATTTCCGTGGTCAAAATAATCACATACTACTAATAGTTTTCCGACTGGGGTCGGTGCATTTTGTTTTCTAACTAATCTTGCAATATCGTAAAAGTTATCTCTCATACCATCATCAAGTGTAAAGTTTTCTGTTACATCTAAATCACCAGCTGTTAATGTTCCAACAACTGCTGTCGCACCAGAATTTTGACCAGTGATTGTTTCTCCAGATGAGAAATCAACATTTGATTTGAGAACATAAGTTATAGGAGAAATTAAGTGAACTATCTCTCCAATTGCACCACTAGTGCCACCAATAATTCTTTCACCTTTTTGGAATGTACCAATAAAACTAGTTGCAGTAAATTGTGGTAAAGATGCATCAGTTCCAGATGCAGATGATTCAAATACACCTCTTAATCTATGTACATCTCCCCTACCTATTGTGATTTCTTTATGATGTGCAGATGTTCCGTATATTGCACCACCAGCAACACCATCGTTATCAACATCAAGTAAATGCATTGCATTATTTGTTTTTGTTTTTTGTTGTACAGCAGTTTTTGTAAGTGTTGCAACAACTTTAACTTTGTAGTCTCCAGATGAACCGAAAACAGTTGTTGATGTTATAGTTGCAGAACTTGTGCCAGCTCCACTTGTCGTTACATTAGTACCATCTACAGAAACTATATCACCAGTTCTACCAGTACCACCAGCACCACCTTGGTCTAAAATTGATACAACATAATCAGTATCACTAAACGCATTGAATGTTTCATTAGAACCACCAGTCATAGATATTTGACCAGAGGAGTTTACAGTTACAATAAACTGTCTTCTAAATGTAAATGAGGAATCTGATACTCCGTTGTTCGCAGTAGTTAATAAAGTTTTTACAAAAGGTTTTTGTAATTTTCTTACTAAAATATTTCTGTCTTGGTCTTTTAAAACTGTTCTTGTTCTCGTTGCTGGTACTGTCGTGATACTGTTTGTTAAAGTAACTATCGATGCAGTTCCAGAAGAAGTATCTGGAGTTGTCGGTGAGCCAGCAACTGTATAAGTTGCAGTGTTATCACCAGTTCTTGTCAATGTGAATTTACCATTGTATGCACTTGCGTTATGTCCTTTAATGACTACAGTTCTTGAACCTGAGCCAGGTAAGATTGTACCAGTAGAAGATGCAAACGCACCAGTAGAAGTTATAGTTGCAGTAGTAGATGCTCTTGTTGTATTTGAAGTAGTAACATCATCAAAACCCTCTAACACATAATATGTAAGTTGTGTGTTTGTAGAAATAGATTCTACTACAATTTTTTCTGCAACACCATTATTACCAGATGGTACTTCAATGACATCACCCACTCTTAGTTCAGTTAAAAATAAAGTTCCAAAACCAGTAAGTAATTTATTACTAGGTTCTGTTGATACTGTTCCAGTAAGAGTAAAATTATTTTCTTGTATAGTATCGCAAGTGAAATCTTCATCAGCATCTGGGTCATTCATAAACATAGAATGAACCATACTAAAGTCAAATACTTGAGAGGATGCAATTGTCAAATCTACATTACTAGAGTTTTCAATTATTTCATCTGTTTCTGCTGAACTTGTTGATTTAATTTTTTCACCATTAGTAAATGTTCCAGTAACACTTATTAAATTTATTCTGGTGCTAGTTGCACTATCAACGAAACCAGTTGCACCAGAAGATACACCAGTTATTTTTGCACCAACAGTAGTACCACCAGATGGAGTATCACTCATGACTAATTCTGTTAACATTTTAATATCGAAAAGATTTATTTTATATTGGGAATCTGAGTCTGCAGCTGTACTAATAAAATTTGTTACACCACTTGTATCTGCATCAAGTTCAATTGCTCTTACTCTTGCATTTCCTATTTTAGTACCAGCACTACCAGATGGTAAAAGTGAACCTGCTTCTGTGCCTCTTGCAGCTGAACCACCACTTTTTGCAATAGTAAAATTATCGTGTAATGAAACTTCTCTATATGGTTTTGCAATTTCACCAGATATTTCTGGTGTTAAATCTGGAATCTGAAATAAATTATTTGTTCTTACAAAGTTTCCTACTTCGACTGGAGTTATTGCTCCATTTACATTTCTTGTTGTTCTTGGTTTTTCTATATCAACAAAACTCGGTGCAATCTTTTCTAATTCATAACCTTTTACATATGCTTTACCAGGCGATACTTGTAGTGTCATTAATGATTCTGATGCACTGTTACCACTATCCGTGGAAGTTCCACTAGAATATACACCATCATTTAATCCGTCTGATAAGTTTTCTTTTGGTATGACTTGAAATTGTCTGTCGGACAGTGAGTAATGTCCAGATTCATCAAATGTTCTTCTTGCAAGTGTATCACCTAAAATAGAATATTCTGTGTCTCTTGCTTTAAATAATAGAACACCATTTTTTACTCTGAGTAATTCTATAAAATTAGAATCTGCTGTAGAGTTTAAAGACAGTTTTGCAAGAGTTAAACTTATTTTTAATCTGTGAGCACCTTTTGCATTTTCATTACTACTACCAGTTGCGTTATCTAATAAAGTTGTATCTGACTCTGGAGTTACTAATGATTCTGAAATAGTAAAACCAACTCTATATGATGGAGTGTTCGTATATTTGTCTAATGTAATTCTTTGTGCAGTATTTCTTACAAAACTTCCTCTAATAAAAAATACTCCAGCATTAATATATGCAGAAGAACCAGTTGCAGTTGCATCAGTAGATTGTAAAGTCGCAGATTCTTGATTTGCAACAAATGTGCTTACTGCACCATCAGCAGAAATATTCTCACCATTTTGAAAAACTTCAGTAACTTTATCATCACCAGTTTGCATATATTTAACAAATAATGTTATTGGGTCACCACCAGATAGTTCTGCACTAGATGATGAGTCTGCGGCTACAGCTGTTATTACTTGTGCTTTTACACCAGAAGTTGCACCAGTAATTATTTTATCCTCATATGAAGATATATAACTTGAAATATCATTTCCAGCAAAAGTTGAATTTAGTTTTACTGCATAATATTCATCGGTAAAACCAACTTCGCCTGGAATAACTTGAGCACCCTCTTTAAAAATGTTTTTACCAAGTTTTTCTATTTGGTCTTGAAGAATAGATTGTTGTGTTGTGAGTTCTCTTGCTTGAACTGCAAAACTCGGTCTGTATAAAACTCTATGAAAATTATCTGACTCATCAAAGTCGTCATAATAAGGTGCGATATTAAGGTTTGTGATTTGTGACATTTAGAACTCTACTATAATTTTTATATCTTCAGATTGGTCAGAAGCTCTTGAAATAGGTCTTCTATTTTCTATGTATATGATGTCTCCACTATCTGGTTGAAGTTCTGGAGTTGAATATCCAGAAGCAAATACAGCACTATCAACTGTAGACGAACTTGATGAAGGTGTACCACTCGCACTTGAAGTTGCACCATTAATTGTGTTAGTTCCAGAAAATGCAACTGTATTATTAGAAGAGTCTACACCATAATTAGAAAATCTTTCTTGTTGATAGTATAATATTTTATTAGTTGCATCCCACTCTACTACTCTACCGACTGCACCAGTTGTTGCTTGAGTAATTTTTTCATCTGCTTCGAAATTACCAGAGTTTGATGCAAGTAAAACTGCGTTAGTTTGTCTTCCAGTTGATGCAGTAAATAAACTTGTACTACCAAATGATGTTGGATTTTTTATAATACCTACTTGTCTGAAATCATTTTGTACTGTAATATCTGCACCCTCTTCTTGTTCGAATTTTGTATTCATCATAACAAAATGAGCACCTAATTCTGTTTGTGCATCATGTCCGTGTCCAACCTTCGGTGAAATGATAGGAGTGATTGCACCAGCACTTGCAGAGTTCCAAGTTGTTTGTGTTGAACCAGAAATTAAACTGGTGGCACCAGCATCTGTATAAATGTTTGAGGATGCAAGAGAAACAGTTGCGAAAGTATAACCAGTTCCATCAGTTTGAATTGTTGATACACCAGTTTCACCAAATCGTGTTATTACATTTGATGCAACAACAATTTTTATGATTGCACCAGAACCATCACCTTGAACTTTTGCATAGTAAGTTCCGTTAGGATATCCAGAACCTTGACTAGTAACTAAAAATACATCTATTGGAGCACCATTGAAAGGTGCAGTATCACCACTCGCACTTTCAGCTGCACTTGAAACTGTTGAATCTGTAGTTGCAGGCATAAAGTCTGTAGTTAAAAATTTAGAGACTTCTGTATTTGTCAATGTGTACATATATTGTAAGTAGTATCCACCAACAAATTGTTTTACTGGAGAAGTAAAAGTTGGTTCTGTACTAAGTGCCTGTGTGTTACCAGAAGATGAATTGATGTTATATAAAACTTTATAAACTTTATTTTCTGAAGTTATAAAATAAAATGTTGAGTCAAATAAATTTGATGCAGTTGAATTATTTGCAGTATTAGAAGATGATATGTTATGTTCGTACATATCGTAAGTTGTTCCAGAAACAAATGTTCTACGATTGATAACTCTTGCAGTATCTGATGCAACAATTTTATTTAAACCAATCATTGAGTCCCATCTGTAATTTTCAGATGTAATATCATCTACTGGAGTTGGAGGAGAAGTATCACTTCCACCAGAAGTTGTACTAGTAAAAGGTGATGACTTTCCTAAAAACATATAATAATGTTCATTTGTTTCTGAAAAAGACTCTGCAAACTGACTTGCATTTTGCAATCTAAATTTTTCTGTAATAATCGCAGCCATTGTAATTCCTTATTATTATTTAGTCCATCTTATGAGGGTTCTGTAGGCCAAGTAACTTTATTTACTTTATCTTCAGTATCCAATCCAGATGGTAAATCTCTTAGAGCTTGACGATATGTTTTCCAATCAGAACTCATAGTTACATCAGAATTAGCCATCCAATCTGATTGTGAAAGTTTATTATCTCTTTCCATTCTCAAATTTGCAATCGCTCTATCGTAAGCACCTTTTGCCCACTCAACATCTCTTGCCTCAAGTTCTTTTATTTCTGCATCGGTCAAAGGTACTTTTTCACCATTAACCATCTTGTGTGTATATGCCATTATTATCTCCTATGGTTTTGTTGGCCATGTTATATTATTAATATCATCAGATGTTTTTAATCCATTAGTAATATCTCTCAATTTTTGTCTATATTCTTTCATCGCATCAGTCATGCCAACATCAGCAAGTGCATACCAATCTGTTTCTTTTATTTTTGCATCTCTTTCTTGTCTTAAATATCTCATACCATCAAAATAATCTGCTTCTTCATCTGAACATAAATCACTTTCTTTTGGTTCTGGTTTATCTATGCAGTTCCACTCATTAATACTATATACACCATTGTCATAAAATACTTGAACTTCTTTACAAAAGTCTGGTGTTCTTCCTAAATAAATTTCTATTTTTGTACATAAATTTGCCATGATTATCCTACTGAAAATGTTCCTGCTAATACTCTAAATCCACCAAAGAAAGAAAAACTAGTTGTATGGTCAATAGAGTGATTATTACCATATGCTTGTGCTTTTATCTCTACAGTATCACCAGCAACTAATGGGTATATTAATCTTACTGGAGAATTACTTCCTTGAGTGCCTTCATAATAATTTGCAGTTAAAAAATTGCCTGCTCTTGCTCTTCCATTACTTGCGTTTATATAAATCCAATTATATACTGACCTTGTATGATTATTTGCAGTACCAGTGCCACCAATCGTTGCCATTCCAGAAATATCATAAATACCATCACCCCCAGATGGGACAGTAAATTTCCCAGTTGAGGTATCATACCCATTATGAGAACTCTGTGACCTTACATTATTATAAACAACAGTAGTAATTGCATTATTAGTTAAATTTGTTTGGTCGGTACTTCCATATGTTGCCCAATATATTTCATTTTTTTCTCCACCACTTCCAAACTCAAAACCACCATTAGCTGCGACAAGTAATGCTTGACCACTTGTTCCACTTCCTATATTAAATGTTGCTGGATTAAATGTTTCGTCAAATAATATTCTATCATTTGCATTTGTACTAGAATTATCAGTTCCGTCTAATACTAAAGCATCTCCAGCATTTGAACCACTACCATCAGTTCCGTTTAATAAAATAGTATCTGAATTGTTTGCACTTAATCCACGAATAGAATCTGTTGATAATTCAGTTGAACCAACTGCACTATTTGGAATTTTTGCAGAGGTGACATTATCATCTAAAATCTTTGCAGTGGTGACAGCATTATCTGCAATCTGTGTTGTTGCAATCGTTCCAGATTGTATTGCACCTACTGGTATTTTACTTATTGGCATCTATGAAACCTTCTTTCCAAAATATCCAGTTGTTTCATCAATCTTTCTTGTTTCACCTTCTTTGTTTGCATCAAAAGGTGTTTTTGGTAATTCCATGTAAGTAGAACCATCTGGTCTTTTTAATTTTGCACCACCGACTGGTGTAGTTTTTGTAATTCTTTTAACCATCTTAATTCCTTTTATTTATTATATTTATCACAATTTATTTCCATTGTAAAGACACTCCGTGTATTTTATTAGTACCCTCAAGAGATGAACCAACTATTTTCCAACGAAGTTGTACTTGAGGTGAACCAGTTCCAGTTAATGGTGTTGTTCCAGAAAATATTTTTATACCAGCTGCACCAGCAGAATATCCTTCATCTGTTAATGTGACTGCATTGAATGTTGAATTGTCTCTGGTTACACTTGCATTAATCTCTGAATTTATATCATCATTTAATTCTGCAAAAATTACAATCCGAGCTGAACTTGGTGTTGCATTTGCAGTAAATGTGTCAGATATTAAAGTCATAGATGTGTTAGTAATTAACTGTGTTGCATCTGCAACAATAACAATACCAGAACC